AGGTGATCCTGATGCAGAGAAAATGCCAACTGGGGGTAACCATTTCAATGTAGAGTCAGGAAAGAAGGAAGCAAAATCTGTACAGACAAAAGCAGGAGACCATGATATCTCCTATCAGGGTGACGTTACTATTCAAGGTGCACGAGTACAACTTAAAGGTATCAATGCTATTAACCTTGATGCACCAGAGATTAACAGTTCTGCACAGTGTATTACAAACAAAGCAACTGGTGAGATTATCAACGAGACAAACTGGATCTCATCTTTCCTAGCATGTGGTAGATTTGATATTATCGGTATCTTTAATATTGGACCAAGTGTTGTCACTGGACAGTATTCTATTGTAAAAGGTGCTATTGTAGATGTAACAACTGATTTGCCTGGGTTAGGACTAACCCCACCCGCACAAATTCGTATGTCAGTTGGTACAAACAAACCTTCTGCTATGGCAGATATTGTTACAGGTGCGACCCCTGGTGCACACATGACCATGGTTGCCACTCCGACAGGTGGCATAGGGGAGATTGTCACAGGCGGTGCGGGTGCTATAATAAATCAGGTAACCACAGGACTATGTTCCTATGGAGTTGGAACTGGACTCGCAGCACTAGGTGCTGCCCTCGGTCCTACCCAAATCTATGGACTACCTGTACTATTGAATTAAATTATGGATCAACTTATTGAACACGCATTCATCCACTTCGGTACTCGTACTATTGAAGTTCTAGATGAGGAAGGTTATTCTCAAAAGGTACAATTTGAGTTTACATCTGATGGAGGACATGGATTCACTGCTATGTCATCTTTCCTACAAAACAATCTAGAATCTGAAAGACGTACCTATACATTCTAATGAAACTAACACAAGAAATCATTGACAAAATCCAAGAGGCAATGATGCACACCAAAAAGGATGGCACTGTCAACTGGAAAGATACTGATGAGATTGAAGTCAATTTAGCAGGAACATTTGCTGCTGATAGGTTTATTGTTATCAAGAACAAAACAAAAGACCCAGTAGTATCTGCTGCACCACATCCCAATTTTGATTACGAAAAGAAGGAATTCATCAAATGAAAACAACTCTTATCGAACTAACTATTGAAGAGGTTAAACAAGGATTTGACTTGTGCTTGACAATGGTGGAAAGAGGGCATACAATAAAGATTGTCCAAGAAGGCAAACCGTCTGTGTTGATGGTTCCTGTCCCAGAATATGTCAACAATTATGCACAAGCGAATGAAGAACTGCCTGAGATTCCAATGCCTAGTGATTGGCAACCCGACCCAGTTGGAGTAAAGCAGTATGTCACAGAAGAACTCAACTCAATCCAGAAAGAACTTAACAGTTGATATAAAAATGTGGTATAGTGAACATGACCATACATGGCATTGGACCTTGTTCGGTTATGAAGACCACTCTTATATACATAGTTCAAGAGCATATACTGTTAAAGAATCAATGGAAATTATTCAGAAACAGATAGCGTCTATGATGGAGGTAGAAGGACGTGAAATACAGGATTACTAACGCTTATTGTAATCTAAAAGAAGTCGGTATTGTTAAGATGTTTATGATAGAAGGGTTGCCATTCACCTTCGAGGAGGATGGTTTCGATCATCTAGATCCTTCTATTATTGCAGAAGCAAATAACAATGAACCTATCACACTGGAAATGATGTACCAGTGGTCTGTTTACCTCGTATTGGAAGGTATGCATCCAATAGTTTACGATCTCACAGAGGAGATCGCCAACCCCATAGATATTCCTGATTAACGTATGACAGAATTTATTGGTAGGCACATTGGTCCTACTGAGGAAGAGCAGACTCAGATGCTTAATGATCTGGGTCTTACTAATATAGATGAACTTATTAGAGACGTCATCCCTGACTCAATCCTTTTACGAGGAGGGAACGATCATCTTCCAGAACCTTGTAGCGAAGAGCAGGCACTTACAGAATTAAAACAGATAGCACAACTAAACAAACCAAGGAGGTGTTTAATTGGACAAGGATACTACGGTACAATTATACCCCCTGTCATACAGCGAAATGTTTTTGAGAATCCAGCGTGGTACACATCTTATACTCCATATCAGGCAGAGATTTCTCAGGGAAGATTAGAAGCACTATTTAACTACCAGACGTTAATAACAGAACTAACTGGACTACCAATATCAAATGCATCACTATTAGATGAAGGAACTGCTGCTGCTGAGGCAATGATTATGTCTCAGAAGAAAGGCAAGGATGTATTTCTTGTTGATAGTTGTATATTTCCACAGACACTAGAAGTATTAAAGACAAGAGCAAAACCACTAGGTATTAAGATAAAGTTAGTTGATCTAGATAAGGTTGATAAGGTAAATGATTTTGATAATGCGTTTGGTATGATAATTCAGATGCCAGACAATCATGGTAGATTGAGATATAATGATGGACTACTAAGGTGTGCTGAGGTATTTGGTTGCATGAAGATTGCAATCGTAGATCCATTAGCACAGGTATTAATGAAACCTGTTGGAGAACTAGGATTTGATATTGCAGTTGGCAGTATGCAAAGGTTCGGAGTTCCTATGGGTTTTGGAGGACCTCATGCAGCGTTCTTTGCAACCACTGAGAAGCATAAACGTAAAATTCCTGGACGTATTGTTGGGCAGTCGGTAGATAGTCAAGGTAATAAAGCACTACGATTAGCGTTACAAACAAGGGAACAACATATAAGACGAGACAAAGCAACATCCAATATATGCACCGCCCAAGCACTCCTCGCAAATATGGCAGGTTTTTATGCTTGCTATCATGGTGCGGAAGGTTTGAAAAGAATAGCAAATAGAATATTAAGATATAGGCAAACGTTGCTAACAGCATTGAAATGGTGTGGTTACGAAACAGATGATTCTGAGGGATTTGATACTGTACGTTGGAAATCAGATCGTCTCGTAGATAATATTAGCATAAGATACGAAGATGGGTATAATATACTATCACTTGATGAACATACAACCCTAGGTGAACTAGAAACGATATTAGATACTCAAATAGACTTTGAGCATAGGTTTAATACATTAAACCATGTACATGATATCTATACTCATTATCATTGGTTAGCAATGCCACGAAGAACTAAACCATGGTTGCAGCAGGAACCATTCGTTAAGTATCAGAGTGAAACTAACTTGATGAGATATATGCACAGGTTGGTGTCTAAGGACTACTCATTAGTCAATGGTATGATGCCACTAGGTAGTTGCACCATGAAATTAAATGCAGCAGCAGAGATGATGCCTGTATCATGGGGAGAGTTTGCAAATATACATCCATTTGCACCAATAGGACATACCAGAGGATATTTGAAACTGATATCGGATCTACAACTATGGTTGACAGAGATCACAGGGTTTCATTCTATTACATTCCAACCAAATGCAGGGTCACAGGGTGAATATGCAGGACTACTAGCAATACAGGGTTATCATCGTGATAGAGGGGATGATAAAAGAAACATATGTTTGATACCAGAGTCTGCTCATGGGACAAATCCCGCTTCTGCAATCATGGCAGGGTTAAAAATTATCCCAGTAAAAAATGACGCTGAGGGGTCGATAGATATTCATGATCTAAGATTGAAAGCAGCATTGTATGCTGATGAGTTATCTTGCTGCATGATCACATATCCATCAACACATGGTGTGTTTGAGACATCAATTAGAGAAATATGTGGTATTATTCATGAAAATGGTGGTCAGGTCTATATTGATGGTGCAAACCTTAATGCACAGGTTGGATTAGCAAAACCTGGGGATTATGGTGCTGACGTGATGCACTTGAACTTACATAAAACATTCTGCATACCACATGGAGGTGGAGGACCTGGGGTTGGACCTATTGCAGTTGCAGAACACCTTTCTCCATTTATGCACGAGAGAGTATCATCTGCTATTTACGGTAGTGCATCCATATTACCTATTGTTTGGATGTATATTCGTATGATGGGTGATGATGGACTAAGAAAGGCAAGTGAAGTTGCTATTTTAAGTGCAAACTGGTTATCTAAAAAGATTGATCCATATTTTAAGGTATTATATAAAGGAAAGAATGGTAGAGTCGCTCATGAGTGTATATTTGATATAAGGAACTACCCAGGGATTACAGCAGAAGATGTTGCTAAGAGACTCATGGACTATGGATTTCATGCACCCACGATGTCTTGGCCTGTGTCTGGAACTGTAATGGTAGAACCAACAGAGTCAGAGTCATTAGAAGAACTAGAACGATTTGGTGAAGCAATGAATCTGATCAGATGTGAGATAGATGAAAACCCAGAATTATTGAAGAATGCACCTCACACAGCGAGGATGATAGCAGACGATGAATGGAGTTATCCATACACAAGAGATCAAGCAGCATACCCAGTAGATCAAGAGGATAAGTTTTGGGTAGCGGTTGGAAGAGTTGATAATGCTTATGGAGATCGTAACCTTGTATGTTCTTGTTCAGATTACTTTTCCGAATCGTATAAATAACTTGGAACAACCTAGCGTCTGTTAATAGTGGGAACAAAAAGAATATCACAACTTGAAACTGTCGCTGATGATTTGGTTACTGGCGAAGCGGTATTGCCTATTGTTATTAGTGATCCTCTAATTCCTAATAGAAAAGCAAAGGTCAACCAGTTATTCAGATCAATTAGTGCGGGGTCAAGCACCGCCCCAGGTCTAAGTTTCAACTTGGACAGGGACACAGGACTATACCAAAGTCAGGTCAACGAGATTGGAATGACATTTGGTACAGCGTCGTTATATTATTCACGTCAAAGCAACCAAGATGGTTCATCAACTTTGACTATTGCTGGTAGTGATACAGCAAGTGCAAATGCAAACGTAGAAATCGAACCACAAGGTAGTGGTTTCTTTACTGTTGACGGTCCTTCCGTTTTCAGAGACAACCAACTGTTCTTTGAGGATGACCAATCATCAGGAAAGAGGATCTTCTTCAACGTTGGTACAGTATCTACTGCGGGTGGTACAAAGAGATTTGACTTTCCTAATTTAGGAGCAAATACCTCTACAACATTCGTTGCTACTGACACAAACCAAACAATCACAAATAAAGTTGTAATTATTAAGGATAACGACCTTAGTATTACTGGTTCTACTAATACAGCAAAGATCGCTAGATTTGAGTGTGACTCATGGGATGCACCTGGGGTTCACTCTTATAAATTACCTGATTTTGGTGCAGGACAAACACAGTCTACAATTCTTGATGATATCACAGAACAGAATGTGTTTAACAAGAACATGGTTAACCCTACGTTTTCTACTACACCTTCATCTGATGAAAACAGTCCTACTAGGTATATCATCTTTGATCAGTCAGGTATCACACAGGACAGAACGGTTACGTTCCCTGATTTAAACGTTACTGTGGTTGGTACAGGAGCAACACAGACATTAACCAACAAAGTTTATAAAGGTGCTATTTTTGAAGATAACGTAGATGCGAGTAAGAAGATTACCTTCGCACTGGGGAACCTAAATAGTAACACTAACCTTAGTTTTACCTTCCCAGAAGGTAGTTTACTAGCACCTCTAAATAATGGTACCGATGCCAACGTTTTAGTAGCAGAGCGAGCAACACAAACTCTGAACGCTAAGACGATGGAAAACATGAGGATCAATAACCCAGAGGACGTCAATGGCGTCATCACTATTGATGCTTCAAACATCACAGGTGCAAGAACCATCGCGTTCCCAGACGGTGATGCAACACTTCTTTCAACGAACAATATTGAAGCAGTGGGTGTTAGTTTCGGTGGACCACTATCAGCACCAACTTTCGGAGGCAGACTTCGACTTCAAACATTTTTCCAGTCAGGATGGTAAATTAAAATGACAGCAGGCAGACTCGCTGCAAGCAACCCCAGCGCAACGACTAATACACTTTTATACAGAAGTGACATTGACAAAACAGCATCAACTGTACTAACAGCAACCAACACAAGTGGTTCTGGTATTACATATCGTGCTGCACTTAGGAATTACGACCAGATTCTAAAACTGGATGGGAACGAAGCAGCAACACAATCACTAATTTTTAACAAAGGTAATCCAATATCAACATATAAATTGAAGATTACACCTGGAATTTCATTTGCAGCAGCGTTTCCTAATGCTGAACTTAACTCTACAAATGGTGCTAGGGCAAAACTACTCGATGTATATAAGGACACAGCAACTATTAACAGA